ACCTCACTCATAGACTGACTGAATCCTTCCAATACAATCTACTTAGAGCATCTAATAACATTGCAAAAGAGAAGGGTGCATGTGATGCTTTCCATCGCACAAAATACATTGATGGAATCCTTCCAATAGATACATATAAGAAGGAAGTCGATGATTTAATCACGGTATCATACGAGTATGATTGGGATAGTTTACGCGATGACATTGCCGAGTTTGGACTCAGGCACTCAACACTGTCTGCACAAATGCCATCGGAGAGCAGCTCCGTTGTGTCAAACGCAACCAATGGAATCGAACCACCAAGAGACTACTTGTCAATTAAGAAATCCAAGAAGGGACCTCTTAAGCAAATTGTTCCACAGTTTACAACTTACAAGAATAATTACACGCTCTTGTGGGACATGCCTAGTAACGAGGGATACATTAACGTAACTGCTATCATGCAGAAATTCTTTGACCAAGCAATCAGTGGAAACTGGTCATACAATCCAGAGAATTATCCTGACAATGAAGTGCCAGTATCCGTGATGGCGAATGACTTATTAACAACATACAAATTAGGTTGGAAGACCTCATACTACCAAAATACATACGATAATAAAAAGGATGTCGACGCAGAAAATACTGCAAGGACAGAGCAATTAATTAATGATATTCTTCATGGCACAGAGTCAGAAGAAGACTGTGATAGTTGTAAAGTTTAAATGGCAAAACACATGAGCGTAACAGTATTCAACGAAAAGAAAACTGATACCAAAAAGCAACCAATGTTTTTTGGTGCACCCTTAGGGATGCAGAGATACGACGAATATAAGTATCCAGACTTTGATAAGTTAACACAAACACAATTAGGATATTTCTGGAGACCAGAAGAGGTCTCACTACAAAAGGATAGGTCAGACTATAAGACTTTGACTGAGCAACAGAAGCACATCTATACTTCTAACCTCAAGTATCAAATCTTATTAGACTCTGTGCAAGGTAGAGGACCTGGGATGGCATTCTCTCCTTACTGCTCACTACCTGAGTTGGAAGGATGCATGGGTGTCTGGCAATTCATGGAGCAGATACACTCACGCTCATACACACATATAATTAAGAATGTATACCCTGACCCAGGTGAGGTGTTTGATACTGTATTAGATAATGAGAAGATTATCTCTCGTGCTAAGTCAGTTACTAAAGCATACGATGAGTTTCTTGATGTGGTAGGTGAGTATGCTGAAAGTAATATGTGGAAACCAGACTGGAAAGAATCCCCCACATCACAGTGGACTCTTAGGGATGTCAAACGTAAACTTTACAGAGCTATTGCCAATGTCAACATCCTTGAAGGTATTCGTTTTTACGTTAGCTTTGCTTGCTCTTTCGCATTCGGTGAGCTCAAACTTATGGAAGGGTCAGCTAAGATCATATCCCTTATTGCAAGAGACGAATCACAACACCTTGCGTTGACACAGAAGATACTTTACAAATGGAAGAAGGGTGATGACCCTGACATGCAACAGATTGCACAAGAAGAGAAAGAGAATGTGCGTCAGATGTTTGCCAACGCAGTCAACGAAGAAAAAGACTGGGCAAACTATCTCTTTTCTAACGGTAGCATGATAGGTCTTAACGAAAAACTATTGCATCAATACATCGAGTGGGTTGCCAATAGACGCATGAAAGCAATCGGACTAGAAACCATGTATGATATACCCGCAAGGAATAATCCTTTACCTTGGACTGAGCATTGGCTTAACTCTAAAGGACAACAGAATGCTCCACAAGAGACAGAGATAGAATCTTATATTGTCGGTGGTATTAAACAGGACGTTGACAAGAATACATTTAGTGGTTTCAAATTATGAAAATACCTGAGCAAATGGATGAGCAGACGAAAGGATATTGGGAGAGGCATTCATGGCCTGGACCCGATGAATGGTATGAAGGACCACTTGAAGTTTTTGAAACAGGTCAAGAGGGACTTAAAACGTCACAAGCGGCTACCAAACCAACCAACAAGAAGAAAAAAACGTAATAAATGATACCGTATACGGTCTCTGTTACAAAACATTGCTAAATAGTTGTGGATATGTTATGATGTCCACACGTTCATCCAAATGGAAAGTTTAGCACTAGCACTTCTCATTTCTGAGCATAACACTTACCATTGGCAAATGTCATGTCAGGAATGGAATAACCAGAGGGTAGAGATTTTGGGCAACCCGAATCACACACCTGATGCTCAAGAGTATCTTATAGATTACTTTAGGACAAAGGTTGAAGGTGAGTGCAACACTTACATCATTGGACGCAAGTAAGCCGACTCGGAACGGAATCGTTCATCCTTATGATTGAAACTTTAATTGCTACTGTAATTACAGTATCATGTGCAGACATTGACACTCTTGTCAATCGTGCTAAAGTCTATCCAGACATTAGCGATAAAGATAGACAGGAAGTAATCGATTTATACTATGACTTCGGTGAGAAACATGGTCTGAATTGTAAGGACGCAAAAGCCGACTGAAGGAACGGGAATTAAACCACCCAATTACTTTAGGAGAAAACCAAATGGCACAAGTCACATACAGAGGAGTCAAGTACGATACAAATCGTCCTAAGCAACTCGTGAATAACAACAAAGAGCTCGTGTATCGAGGAGTCCCAGTAAACAAGGAGGCAGTATGCAAGTAGTTGCAGAAATTTCTCTTGGAATCGCAGTTGTTTTAACCTTAATCTATGGAGAGGTTCGCCTTCTTCAATCATTGAGGGTATAAGACAATGCTAAAAATCCATTTTAGCTGGGGTGCTACATCAGATTTACCAGAGTATGATCCTGAGAAACACGACCCTGAGAGAGTATTCGCAATGCTTTGTTACAGGGGCATCCATTACGCAAAATGGGTATATTTAGAACCATTCAACATGAAACACTGGAATCTGTTTGACCCTAGACAAACAGAGAAATAACATGTATAATACAGGAGACCTTAGGGTCTCCTTTTCTTTAAGGTAATACTAAATGAATTACAATAGAATAAAAGAAATAGCAAAACAACTTAAGGAGTTGTCAGCAGAATTAGATGATGCTATCAAGGAAAACCCAGATAGATATCTTGAGGCAGCATACAGTAAGCCTGCATCATCCCTATCATATAAGGACGTCATCGAATAATGGAAAGAGAACCATGGGATTCTCCTTTAGATGATGAGCAATCATCAACTGAGCAGGAGTCTGGCGACATCTTATTTGAAGACGAGCCAAGAATTAATTTATCATTTACAAAGTATAAAGGTTGAAAACACAAAGTGCTAAAGGAAAGGGCAGACGCTTTCAGCAATGGGTAAGGGACATGCTCATAGAGCATCGTGATGTACACCCTGAGGACATTGAATCTAGGAGTATGGGTGCAGGAGGAGAAGATATAATCATGGCAAGGGATGCCAGAAAGAAATTCCCATTCAGTATTGAGTGTAAGAATGTAGAGAAGTTGAATGTGTATGAAGCATACGCACAGGCAGAAGCAAACTCAGGAGACCACGAGCCTATACTCTTCATGAAAAAGAATCGTAAGAAACCTCTAGTAGTTGTGGACGCAGAGTGGTTTGTCAAGAATTTTGGGGTTGACAAGTAGGAAGGTCACCTATATAATAGATAAGTTGTACCTAGGTAAACCCAATGGAGTATCAAGAAGATTCCGATTTTCTGATGGATGCTGTAGAAATACTTATTGACCAACTGCATACCTTAATTAATGAAGGACGCATTGATGACGCTATAGTTGTCAGTGAAAGAATTCGTGAGTTGCAGGAGATGCGATGACCGTTGTTAGTATGTTTAGTGTGCCCCTCATACATTATGAGATTGCGAATTGGCACATTGCCAAGAAGAAAATCAAAGAGGCACTACCAAACATACAAGAGTCTATGCTTGAATCTAACGGACAAGTCTACACAGACTTCTTCGATGAAGAGTTAAAGTATAAACTTCCTGATTGGAGTGATGTTGTCATTGATATCATCACTCCTTACCTACAGGATTTCACAGGAAAAACACGTGTAGAATTTACTGACATGTGGTTTCAAACTGCATTGAAAGGGATGTCACATGGTTGTCACAATCATGGTGCATCTGGATGGTCGTCAGTAATTTACTTGGATTATGATGATAAGATACATAGTCCCACTAAATTCTATTCACCATTCAACAATCCTTGGAACGGGAAACTAGAAGACTATCTACCACCAGTTAAAGAAGGTGACATGGTAATTTTTCCTGCACATATTACACACGAAGCAGAAGATAATACATCAGATGTGCCACGCACAATCATCTCATATAATATGAGAGGTAAAACTGACATAGTTAAACGCACACTCTGGGATGATGAGGGTGACCCCAAGATAATTATTAGAGAATACCGAGAGGACTGTTGATTGGAAATCGTAACCTACAAAGGTAAACTGTGTGAGAAAGAGTCAGACTTCATATGGGGTGACTATATTGAAGAGAGTGTAGTCAAAGGTCTATATCATTTCTGGCATCATCAAAATATACTTGCTCGTCATGAAGGCATGGTCTATGAGGGTGGAGATAAGTATGTTGATAAAGACTATAAGGATTCACTAGACTTACATGTCCCTGTTTCCTTACATTTACCTGAGATTCACAACTATTTGATGTCACTTCAGAAGGTATTAAATAAATATCTAGAGAGGTTTCCCTTCGCAGAGTTATCTAGATTTGAGATAGTAGAGCCACTATCTCTTCAACACTATCCTAAGGGTGGTGGTTTCAAAGAGTGGCATACAGAAAGGGCAAACTCTTCACCTGGGAATGTCTATAGACACTTAGTGTTTATGACATATTTGAATGACGTGCCTGACGGAGGCACAGAGTGGTTTCATCAAGACAAGTATGTGCCTGCTAAGAGAGGATACACTGTCATATGGCCATCAGATTGGACTCACTTCCACAGAGGTGTGGTTTCCAATACATCAGAAAAATTTATCATTACAGGGTGGTTTTCTTTCACATAGTGTGCTATAATGACAAGGTTATTCAAACCACACATGAAACCTATAGTAATCACAGAGCGATTCCCTTACCGATACATCGAAGCAGGGACTCTTGATAACGGAATGCCTGACTATCGCATTCAAAAATACAACGAATACACAGACAGATACAAAGACATGTATCTATGTGATAACGGTATGCAATTAGAGACTGCCATCGAAGACTTTGAATACACAAAGTGGTTAGACCCATCCGATGAAGTCCAAGCATATATAAAAAACAACTAACTTTCTTACTATGTCCTGCCAAAATTTTGATAAAGCTGTCCACTATGCAAAGGCAGCATTCCAAGACGCTTTGGAAACTGAAGAGTTGAAAGATGAAACACTAAGTCTACTCTTCCATTACTATCAAGGACTAAAATCAATTAGAGACGAGATGCCTAAGCATGAGCATGAGAAAGAGGAGGCTGGACCTATCTTTTTAAGCGATGGTATTGGCACATATTCAACAAACTATACTGGTGATAATGGTATGATGTTTACACCTGACGTAAACATGGAAGATTATATACAATTCAATGATGACATGGGAGAGACATTAGAATAAGTTATATTACTTAAAAGAAAAACGAAAGACAGTCACGAAAGTGTCACACACCCCTTGACAAAGTTTACAATTTGATATATAGTATATACATTGTTACATAACTTAACACAATGACTACTGTAACCGAATCAGGTGGAAGACAAAACATGTATCCGACTGAGCCAGTTCCTTATCTTGATGAATCATATGAGGGATACGGTCCTAACGCTGAGAAAATCAACGGAAGACTCGCTATGCTCGGTTTTACTACAGGACTTATATCATACATTGCCACAGGCAGTTTCTTTTTCTTTGGCATCTTAGGATTCTAAAGACACATTTATTCAATTTATCTAGGACACAATCATGACACCAGAAGCAGAAAGATTTAACGGTTGGGCAGCAATGCTTGGCTTCGTAGCAGCAGTTGGCGCATACGCTACAACAGGACAACTTATCCCAGGCATATTCTAATGTCTGATAAAGAATCAAAAGTAGTTGCAGAAAAACTTAACGGTAGACTAGCAATGCTAGGTATCATCGCAGGTTTAGGTGCTTACTTAACAACAGGACAAATCATCCCAGGTTTTGTTTAATGGGATTAGAGGCAGACTATAATACTTGGGTCAACACTATACTGTTTCCGTTTATGCCAGTCATAACGGTATTCTTTGTTAGTTTTTTGATGCTTGGTGATTTGCCATTTAATGACGACGATGATGATGACGATGGAGGTGGCGGAGTCATGAGTCCAGTATATAACTACCTCCCACAAGGCACATAAGTATAAATACTCATGATAGAGTTGTCATTACTATTACTCAACACAAACCTTCCTCGAGACCTTCTCGAGTTTGGTTTTTTTCTTACTGTAGGAATTTCAGCAGGAGCAGCAGGACTACTATGAAGACTTACTTAATCAGCGTATCACTCTTTGGTGCAGTGGTAGCAGCAGTAGCAATAGCACCAACAATCGCTTACGCAATTTAAAACAATGAAACGTATACCAATTAAAACTGTGCCATGGATATTCCTATGTGCAGTAAGTTTAAGCACAACTCTCGCAACAGTATCTGTTTAACTATATAAAAGTAGTTGACAGAGGTTATCGTGGAGCAGGAAAGGTTTGCTCTTCTTGGACTAATGAAAGGGCAGTGGATTACACTTAAAAAGTATTCCAACAAGACCAAACATAAAGCAGCATTCCTCGAGAATGTCTGTCACATAGCGCAAAAACATCTTGGGTCTCAATTCGAGACCTTTAAGGTTGTACCCATGAATAAAAAACCAGAGCAATACACATGAATGACGTCACAATATTCGTATACCTAACATTTTTCATAGGTATATTTGGTATGACCTTTGCTTTTATGTGGAAGATGATGTCTTCTACGTTGAGAGACTTTGACAAACCACCAGTAAAGAGTTATAATGACGCAATGAGAGCTTATAAAACACATCCAGAAATGGAAGATGTTAACGAGCCACTTTTAGTATTCAAACAATTACCTGATGAAGATTTATAACTTCAAGTGTGAGACTTATACACCCTTCGCTCCTTACTGGGATTACTTTGTAGGGGAGAAGATATCGAAGTTAGATTATTCTGATTTAAAGGAAGAGATTTTAAATAAAGAGCAAGATATAATATCTAAGTTTAAATATGAGAATGACTGGGGCACTGGACTTGGTAAACAGAGTCTAACTGCTAGGTCTAATCGTTATAACTTATTAAATTTTGAGAATGCAGGAGGACTAAGGACAGAGATACGTTACTTACATGACGAGTTTCTAAAGTCATTAGACCTTGAGTATAAAGGTAAGATATATGTCCAGTGTTGGGCAAACGTCATGCGTAAGAATCAGAAAATTAAAGTCCACTGTCATGGTTTCGGACCGTATCAACATCTAAGTGGACACCTATGCATCCAAGTCAACGAAGATTTATATCCAACCTCAACTAATTACTACAATCCATACGGAGTCAAGCCATGGTCTTCTCCGAATGCTACTAACAAGATAACTATCTTCCCAACATGGTTGAAGCATGGCACTGATAGACATCTAGATGATGTAGAAAGAATCACAATAGCATTTGACATTATGGATGACCGTGGTTATAATATGGATGTTAAAGATGACATGAAACCTCATTGGGTAGAGCTATGATTCCTGAGTATAGAATGGACGATGGCATGACAGAGCAGAGAAAACTTGCTCTTTTGTGTTTGATTCATCACAATATCAGTATAAATAAATCAGCGTATGAGTTTTGTGACCACGTGGTTACAGAAGGATATCTCAATAATATAGAAACAAATGAAGAAGGAATGCAACGTCACGGTGGTGACATTGTAAGTTTCGCATCCGAAAAACTCATGAAGCATTACCATAAATGGCAAGACACTCATGATAACAAACAAAAAAGCAATCAAAAAAATTATTAAAAACCCACACCTATGGACAGCAGCAGACATAGCTTATGCTAAAATGGAGCAGAGGTTGAGGAAGAAAAAGAAATGAATGTAGTCATAGTAGGTGGTGGCACAGCAGGATGGATGACAACTGCTGCTCTTTGTAAGACATTTGGTGACTGGGATATAACTATCATAGAAGGTGGCGAGTCTATTGGTGTGGGAGAATCTACAACACCACACATCAATCAGTATCTAAAGTATATGGAGATTGATGACGAGACATTTTTAAGAGAAGCAAGAGCAACATACAAATCAAGCAGTAGGTTTCAAGATTTTAGTAAGGTAGGTGAAGTTTTTCACTATCCTAATGGTCAATCAATAAGAGCAGACGTATCATATCATGAGTGGATGTATGCAAAGGCAATGGGTTTAGATGTCCCTCCATTTGCAGAGTTGTTTATGCCTTTTGTTACTGTAGCAGAGCAGGGTAAACTACCACTAAACAATCATCTTATAACTCCTTATCAAATCGAAAAGGATAGAAGTTTTCATATAGATGCTGCTAGTTTCTGTGAATATCTTAAGAAGTATTGTGACAGTGCTAAGGTAATTAATGATAAGGTTACAAACGTTAAGTATGAGAGAGTCATGCAGGGGTCTAAGGATAAAAGAATCCACCACCTTGTAGTTAATGGCCAAGAAATATATGCTAACTTGTTTATTGATTGTACTGGACAGTCATCAGTATTATTTGACAAGACAAGTGACTGGATACCATACGATAATATTCTTACTGATACTGCACTGGTTACTAAAGTAGATTACTCTACTAATATAGAAGAAGAGATGGTAGCATATACAAATGCTCAAGGTAAAACTGCAGGATGGCAGTGGACTATACCTACATGGGATTTTATCAGTAAAGGATTTGTATACTCATCTAAGTTTCAATCAGAGAAAGATGCTGCAGAAGAGTTTGGATACGAAGAGTATAGAAAGATAGAATTTAAACAAGGCAGACATGATAGAGCATGGACTGCTAACTGTGTTGCTATTGGATTATCATATGGATTCATTGAGCCATTAGAATCTACATCATTATTCAATACACATCATGGTATCCTTGCACTCATAGATATTCTCAAGCAAGATACATTACCAGGCCAGTTTGCTAGAGACAGATATAATTACAACTTAGCAGAGCACATGGATGGGTGGAGAGAATTTGTAGAGTCACATTACTATTACTCTAGACGTAGAGACACACCATTCTGGAGACACATTACAGATGAGATAGAGTATGAGATAAGTGGAGCACATAAAGTAATCTTGCAAGCAATGGTAACAGGAGAAGAGATACCTCATGGAGAAGACCCTATCGTTTACATCCTTGCAGGGTCAGGTTACACCAACGTCAACGAGAGACTCAACAGATACTTCAATGACTGGGTAGATTTTGATACACAGAAGTGGATAACCCATCACAATGCTGTCAAGAAACTAGCAGAGCAGATGCCAACCATGCACGAGTATTTAAAAGAGGAAATTTGGGCTTGACAAAATGTTGAAATGCATATATAGTATGGAAGTTACGTTAAGAAATGTAAACTTAACCTTGCAATAGGACTCGAAAGGATCGCCATCCATTTGCACAACTGCTCTCAAACCAAGACCTATAGGCAGTATAATACTTCGTCTTTCATATCCAGTAGTGAGGGATTACTGGAAATAAGTTTCGCATCTACCCTTGATGCCCTACTTAAAACGTCTTACTAATGACAACTCTTTCAACTCAACGCAAATCTGGTGGACTCCTAGCGGGATGGCCAGAGTTTTGCGAATGGGTAACATCAACAGACAACAGATTATATGTTGGTTGGTTTGGTGTTATCATGATTCCATGCTTACTCGCAGCAGCAGCATGTTTCATCGTTGCTTTCATAGCAGCACCTCCTGTCGACATCGACGGAATCAGAGAACCAGTAGCGGGTTCTTTCTTATATGGTAACAACATCATCTCTGGTGCAGTTGTCCCATCTTCAAACGCTATCGGTCTACACTTCTACCCAATCTGGGAAGCAGCAACTGTAGATGAGTGGTTATATAATGGTGGTCCTTACCAGTTGGTAATCTTCCACTTCCTAATCGGTATCTCAGCATACATGGGAAGACAGTGGGAATTATCATACAGACTAGGCATGAGACCTTGGATATGTGTAGCATATTCAGCACCAGTATCTGCAGCATTCGCTGTATTCCTTGTGTATCCTTTCGGTCAAGGTTCATTCTCTGACGGAATGCCACTAGGTATTTCAGGTACATTCAACTTTATGTTTGTGTTCCAAGCAGAGCACAACATTCTAATGCATCCTTTCCACATGGCAGGAGTAGCAGGAATGTTTGGTGGTAGTCTCTTCAGTGCAATGCACGGTTCTTTAGTTACATCTTCTCTAATCAGAGAGACAACTGAAGACGAGAGTCAAAACTACGGATATAAATTTGGACAAGAAGAAGAAACATACAACATAGTAGCAGCACACGGTTACTTTGGTCGTCTTATCTTCCAGTATGCTTCATTCAACAACTCAAGAAGTCTTCACTTCTTCTTAGCAGTATTCCCTGTTGTTTGTGTATGGTTAACCTCTATGGGTATCTGCACAATGGCATTTAACTTAAACGGATTCAACTTCAACCAATCAGTTGTAGATGTAAACGGAAAAGTTATCCCTACATGGGGTGATGTCTTAAACAGAGCAAACTTAGGTATGGAAGTTATGCATGAAAGAAATGCACACAACTTCCCATTAGACTTAGCATCTGCAGAGTCTACAGAGGTTGCTTTAACTGCTCCTTCAATCGGATAGGTTGACAAGAAACATAATTTCTTGTATACTTTAAGCACAGCAAACTGTACTTGCTGTGCTTTTTTTTGTATAAAATTATGAACATTAAAGATGCCTTTCATGGCTTAAATATCAACGTGCCTACCTCTTATACTGGTAAGCCACTGAAATATGATGAGATGCATGTAGATGACTTTAAAATCTGTAAAGATTATCAACGTCACATCTCACCTTCTGCGATTCAAAAGGGTGGAAAACTTGACCTAAAAAAACTGACTCCAATCGTTGCGTGTAAACGTCCCGATGGAGATTTTTTTGTGGTTGATGGTCAACACCGCACACTTAGAGTTATCCATAGTGATTACAATGAAAAAGTGCCTGTTGTTATCTACGAGCATGATGAAGATGCAACTATCGCTAATTGCATGAAAGTTGAGGCACAATTATTCTTTGAATTGAATAGTCTTTCCAAGAAACCTACCAAACTTGATGAAGTAAGGTCAGGTATCTCTATGAAAGAAACCAAATCCATGCGTATATATGATGCTCTCATAGCATTGGAGGCAAAGTGCGATAATGTTGGATATCTACAAGATGATGCACTTGAGGTGCAAGTATTCTCACATTTCTATATCTGTATCAATTCAGATTATAAGGATGATTTAGCAACAGTATTATCAGGATGGAAATTTTATAAGAAATTGTTTCCTAGTGAGACTAAGAAATATATCAACGGTTATATGCTCAGAGCATGTTGTTTGCTTCTTGAATTCAAGAGTGAGTTATCAAATGGTCGTTTGACTCGATTCTCTGAGTATGTGCATAATGTATGGTCAAAGAGAACTATCAAAAGTATTACAAGAGGTCGTGCTACAGTACTGTCACCACAGTATATTCTTGATGACCTTATCAATGATTACAATGACTTGAATTCTAGTAAAAACTACACGATTACTGATAAGTATCGTAATACTATTGCTGATATAGCAGACAATCCACGCTTCAGTACTGAATTTAAATTATGAAAACTTTTAAGCAAACATCAGACAAACCATACGATAGACATGAGTATAGGATTAGGTTTGATAATGGAAAAGCAATTACATTTCCTGACTACGCAAGTATGCAGGAGTTTTGGTGGACTAAGATAACAGCATGGGGTAACAAACGAAATGCAGTTGTTGAAGTAGTGGACATAAATAAGAAGCAAGGGTTTGGATAATTAATGTCCTCGCAACGCATAAGAGATATAGTTAATAGATGTTATGGCGGTCTCATTGTCAATCAAAGGTCTAATCTAGACCAAGAGAATGTACCGTCAGCAGCATCTACAGGACCTCTATCCTCACAGACACCTGGGGGTCAAAGCGTTGTGCCTCCAAGTGGTTCTGTTGTAATACGAGAGTTGGTTGGTCGCTGTTATTCTGACACTGCTATACCTAACCAACCTAATGTCCTTGACCAAGCAAGTGTTGCTCAGAGGATACCTCCTCCACCAGTTACACCAGAGCCATCACCTAACCAAGTCATTCAACAACTGGTCAATAGATGTTATCCTGACCTAGAGTTAACACCACTCAAAGAATTTCAACCTGAGGTAGTTGAGAGTGGTGCAATTAACCTAGACATGAGAGAAATAATTGACTTCATTAATCCTATTATTGGTAATCCATTTGATTTCACAGGTGACATCACAGTTTTACCACCAAGTCCTCCATCAGGAAAGACATGGGTAACAATAGGTAAACCAAAGAATGATTGTTTAGAAGTAGCACAGTTAGATGCTAGAGGTTTACTTAATCAGATAGAGAAGGGAGTATATCAACACGTTAAGACAGGAGTATTATATTATTGTAGCGATGCAGATATGCCTGTTGATTTGAAGTGGGAAAGATGTGTAAGAGAAGCAACAGAATGTATGATGCGTCCTTACATGGGAGGACAATGGACACCCCCTAAACAGGACTGTGAGAGTTATAGTATGACTGGTTGGTCATCTAATAAGGGTCAGGTGTGTATTAAGAATTGTTTTCCTGATAGATTACCTGTCTATGAGCATAGACTTAATACAGGTGCAATCAATGTCAGAATGAATCATAGGAATCAGAATGGCATGTGGGCGGGGACAGTCCAGACTACAGACCAGTATGGTCAGTGGACAAACAGAAAAGTATTTAATGAAGGTGGAGCACAGATATTTTCTAACAGCACAACTCAATCATTCACAACTAGCAACAGTGGTATCACAGTAAACGTAAGTGTTACTCCTATTGATGATGGTAACGACTGGGATAGTGAGTGGTGGATTAGTAGTTGGACAGGGACAGCACCTGTCGGCACGACATGGTCATATAGTTTTAACGTAGGAAACAACACAGCATTCTTAGACTTTGAGGTCATAGGACAGAAGGAAGGAGACCACCTCTATACAAATGAGTCTGCCTCCCCTAATGGATACTCACTCTCTCAAAGTGCACCTGTCTTTCATGTATTAAAAGAGCCAATACAAGGTAAGACTGTCCCAATTTATAGTTTCTATTCTTCTAGTAAGACAGATAGTTTTCTAACAACAAACCCAGGTGCACCTGACGGACCTGGAAATGGAGAGAGACAATACCTTAACGACAACGGTTATGTGTTTCAGATGGTGATAGGACATGCTTTCCTTAGGAAGGACATGTCTATAGGATATAAACGAAGAAAGAATGATAAAGTCCAAGCACTCGTGCGTCAGTTTCAGTCCGTCGAGTTTGACCACATGGCATCTATTGATGCAGAGATACCAGAGCAACCACCTCAGAGACATGAGAAGAGAAACTCATATAGAATACCAAAGAATCCTAGACAGAATTTAAGAATCATTATTGATTGTGAGCATGGGTATGCAGCATACAATAACTCTCTCGGTTTTTATCTGGCAAATAGTAACGGACCTGTCAGAGGATATGTTGTCGTCCCAGAGTCAAAGTCAGGTAAGAATCAAGAGTCTATTACTGTCAGCGTCCAATACCTAGAGCAGTATGCGGGTGGGACTATGGGTTTCTTTTTAATACCTAATGGTGCAGGAGTCCAGTCTTTGAGTAGAGGACAACAGATAGACTTTGAGCCGTTGAATTCTCCACACCCTGATGGATTTAGAGGCACAGGTATATCGTCATCACAAAGTAATTACATATTATTCTCAGACAATAGATGGAATCCTTATGATACAGACCAGACTAAGTGGATAGGTAGTGGACATCAACTCTGGGAAGATTTAATACAGGGTGACGATGATTACAACGACCTTAAGTTTTATCATAAGGTAGAGTGGTGGGCAGGAGAGCCTACTTTCGATGGTGTTATGGGATATGTTTATGAGAATGAAGCACCTACTAAAGTCATGAAGACTGTCAATGATTCTAGACCATGTGATACTAGAGCAGCAACAAAAGGTTTCCAAGATGTAGTTGTCCAAAGAAATGACTGTGGGTCTATGGTTGTTACGGTTGATGGTAATGGTAATGACTACGAATGTGGCACGTGCACAGGGTCATACACTAACGTATTACATCAGTCACAGACCATTGAGATACTCAACCCATCCACACTGGCATTTGTATCTGCGGGTGGTATACTTGGTGGACTACAAGGAGAGTGCACAAAATTTAAGATAAGAGTTAAAAAGAATTCTGTAACAATTTACGAGGAGGAATGGACAGCACAATATTGGCCACCCATAGGTGACGTTATAGTACCTGAATTCACTGTAACCAATGGTGACACCTTGACTTTTGAAGTGCCAGAGTTGATATCTGGAGGACCTAATTCGTCTATCGCTCCCGCTATTTCTCTATTTAATTCGACAGAGAGTAGTTATGATGGCCAGTTCACAATTAATCTAATAACTATCAACCAAGATGATGAGGCAGGCAGGACAACTGGTGCTCCAATGCTCAACAGGACAGGGGTATCAACTGAGGGTAGAGTGAAAGCTCTAGCAGCACAATATGCTCCAAGCAATCAAGGTCTAAACTCATGGATGGCAGGGTCATATAAGACTGACTCTTATCATATTACTGCAGCAGACTCATCTAATGGTTACACTGCTACACAGGTATGGTCTAACAATGCAGCAGTATCAATGCCATCTGTAACAGCACAGACTGTAGCAAACCACCCAGGTAATGTGAATAACTCTGATGCTAGAGGCACTAACGTTGATATGATATGGATGCCAAATAACTTTGATGGATATATTGATACTGGTATGCTACCAGAAGGTGCTCTAGGATATAAGAGTCAGGACATAGAGGATGTCATCACAGATATGTGTGGTAACTATAATCATTTACTTGAAGAGCATCTAGTTACTACATTAAAATTCCACCCATCATATGCTTACGACCAGATAGCATCAGCAACACAAGATTTATTAGGAGAGAAGAAACCTTTTACAGCAGCACGTGGAGCATGGCCATGGCACATGGTGAATGCAGGATTAGAAAAGGTGGGTGGACAATTTCAAGGAGTTGATATAAACTATAAGAATATTATCTCACAATCGTGGCATAATAATCCTTGGCAGAGTCCTATTACATTCGTCCATGACTACCTACTTACTGGTGGTATAGAGGAGGACTCACAGATAACTGCTACTCCTGCTAAGGTAAGAGTAAGTTTTACATTCTATTCAATGATGGCAACGTCAGCAGATAGGGGTGTATCATCTAACTCATACTACTGGCAATGTCTCATACGTGTTATGGATGTCATTGATAGAGGTAGTGGTTATCAAAGTGGTATGGAGTTTGACCTCTTCTGGCCTCCTGTCAGAAGCACAGAAGGAGAGAAGACTAACAGGACACCATACTTCCCTGACTATAGGACTGGTTTCCAACACCCTGAGTCAAACCTTCTAGCATACTATGAGGAGCCAAAGAATGTTGATAGATATTCTAAGGAAGCAATCTATCAGGAGTCACACCTAGTTGACTCTCCGATATGGTATTATACTACTGACCGAAAGAATTATCGTGTCAGATTCAAACTAATTATTAACGACGTAGATTAATGGCAGGATTTGGAAAGAGTGCAGCCGAAAGGTCACTCGAAAAATCATCACGAGAGTTGAGAGCACTCCGTAAAATCATCGAGAAATATAAAGATGACCCTAAGGGTAAGAAAAAGATGATGAAGAAGATGCAGAAGTATTGGAGGAGTAATCTTTCAATCGTGCAAGGTATGGATTCTAAACCTACCGACTACATGAAAGACCTTGAAGAGGATTTGGGAAGGGTAAGTAAACAACTCACACCTGTCGAAGACCAACGTGAGGAGGAAGGTGACAGTCCAGAAAGTGTACTAACCGACCATGACATGTCAGCGATTCGTGATATAATTAGTAAAGATAGCAAAGAAAAAATGGAATGAAGTACATCCTCTATGATGAAAACAATGTGAGACAGTATCGTGCTGAATCTGTGTATGATTTACGCAAGTATTTGTGCGATAGGAAATATTCTCTCGATTGTGACAAAGACATAGGGGATACATTCGATTACATTCGTGCTATTAACTGGTTCTTCGACATCGAAGAGTAACAGTTGACACATTCTTAGTATTGTGTTAATCTATATACTATTACAAAGGGATCGAAAGATCGTGCCCCTGCGTAGATAAACGAGACCCATGTCGGGGCACTCTCACATCCGCAGGTTTTTTTAATGCTTGCGAGACAAACTAAAAACAACAATGATTAAATCAACAATCGCTGCCCTAGCAGCAACACCTCTTCTATTCTCTGGAGCCGCTTTTGCTGGTCCTTATGTTAATGTAGAAGCAAGTGGTTCATATCCAGACGGAGCATACTCATCGGGCACATGGGAATTCCAACTTGGATACGAAGGCACAACACCTAATGGAATTGATTGGTATGTATCTGGTGGTCCTACAGTGACTCACACAGAAACTGCTGACGAGTTTGGTGACACTGAACTTATCGGTTACGTAGGTGGTGGTAAGACACTTACAGAATCTGTAAGTGCTTATGGTGAGTTATCAGCAGCAACTAACGTAGATGACGTAGACTGGTCAGGCAAAGCAGGACTTAAGTACACTTTCTAAACTATATAAAGTTGTAATACATCGGAGGGTATTATACCCTCCTTTTCTTTCTCTATTTTTAAATGAAACGACCTGGGAATACAGCAATCTATACAAGAGACGGTTGCCCTTACTGCACAAAAATTAAAGAGGTTTACAAATCAAAGGGTTGGGTGTATGCTGAGTATAAGCTCAACTCAAACTTCACCAGAGAGCAGTTTTATACAGAGTTTGGTAACGGAGCAACTTTCCCCCAAGTAATTATCTCTGGACATAAGATGGGAGGTTGCACTGAAACTGTAAAATACCTACGAGAAAACACCTACCTATAATGCAAAAGAATACTGAAGAATTGTATACCCTAGTTGACCGAGCACTCGATGAGGCAATGGTCAATGGAAGATTTCTTTTCAAGATGTATCCTTATTTAAAAGCAGAAAAGTGGACACGAAGAGAAGTCAATGCCTTCATCGAGTCAACTGTAGCAGCAGAAGTTAGTAACGCTGTGCTAGAGTTGGAAGGTTACATCAAGGGTGGTGACGCTCAACTTAAAGAGTCATATGGACACATCCCTAAACCCAAAGCAAGAAAGATAAAGGATTATCTTTATTCAATCTTGAATGACGCTTGGACATACCATGCCGAGCGAAAACCTGGGAGAAAAAAAGTTACTAAATAAAGTACATACTCAGGAGTAGCCCATGCAGGAAATAGAATTTTTATACATGGCATTCTTCCTAACCATCGGAGCATTCCTCTTAGGAGCCATAATATCTTGGAATCTTAAGGGGATTTATGACGAGTGGGTAGAGAAAGCAGATTATAATGCTGTTGTTTTACACCCAGAAATGCAAACGGAGGATGGGTTTGTTGACCCATCTGAATTATTGTACTTGCGTTATACCGAAGAAGATGCTACACTAGAGGATGAAGAAGAATCTTAATTAATTCTTTACAATGAAACTGATGATTTCTGAAGTGCTTCGTAAAGCACACAACGCAAAGACTAAGGCAGCAAAGATTAAAATCCTAAAGGATAATAGTACACAAACTCTTCGCTCAATGTTCATCATGAATTTTGACGATACTTTAGTGTCACGTATTCCTGCAGGAGATGTGCCTTATAAACCTAATGAAGCCCCAAAGGGGACTGAGCATACTCTTCTTGAGAAAGAAGGAAAGAAGTTATACTATTACTTCAAAGGTGGAGCAGACAATCTGCCTTCCTTGAAGATAGAAACTATGTTTATCGCTTTATTGGAAGGACTACATGCTGATGAAGCAGAGATAGTTGTTGCTGCCATTAATAAAAAACTTCACAAGAAGTATCGTATTACCCAAGCGGTTGTGGAAGAAGCATTTCCACAAATCAAATGGGGTAATAGAGGCAGACCATAGTGAAAGTATTAGCAAGTGATTGTCTTATTGAGGCAGCACAAGACCCTAAACTTCCTTATACTGCATACCTTGTAGAATATGTTGCACCTGATGAGCATACTAAGTATGATATCGTCATGGGTAATAAACAATCTGAGATATTCGATACTTACTATGATAAGTATGGAAAAGGATTGAAGAAGATTACACAGGCAGGCGGAAAAATTAATCCAAAGATATGGCAAGACCCCAACGAAAAAGTGGACAAGAAAAAGAAAAGAAAATAGTGGAAGTATTCTTTGACCCTCGTAAGAAGGCACAACAAGACCTAGAAGACGAGAAAATTCTTACTGAAAAGGAAGAAGAGAAGGAGCGTAACCTAAAGTTAGGAGAGCAAACACTTAAAGTTATCGCAGACTTTGCTGTTAAACCAGTCATGTTGATGCTACTCTGGAATATTACACTACCACCTCTCGGACTCGCAACCATAACTTATTTTGGTGCAGTTGGAATCTACGCAATCGCAAGAATTTTATTTAAGCATGACTAAAGTATGTTTGATTTCTGTGACACCTGACGCAGAAAAAACTATGGGTTATGTTGCTCGTGTAAGTAACCCTAACAATCAATCTAATCCATCTGTTGAAGGTCTCTTAAGTTATTGCATCAAGCACAACCATTGGTCTGTATTTGAGCAAGCATTTATGACACTTGAGATTAATACTACACGTGCTATAGCAGCACAAGTATTAAGACATAGAAGTTTTACATTCCAAGAGTTTTCCCAACGCTATGCTGATGCAGGGATGTTGGGTGACATTCCTGTCCCTGATTTGCGTCGTCAAGATACTAAAAATAGACAGAATAGTATCGATGACATTGACCCTATTGTAAAAGCAAAATTTGATGCTAAGATAGAAGAGCACTTCTTTCAAGCACAACATATCTACGGTGAAATGTTAGACGAGGGAATTGCTAAAGAGTGTGCTAGAA